TGCATAAGCAGATCGAGCGCGGCAAGCGTTATGGGATGAGCATTGGCGGTCAGGTCCAGGGGTTCCAAGACGAGTTCGTCAAGGAGGCCGGACAGATCGTTCGCACATTCACCAATGTGATGCTCGATCACATCGCCAACACGAGCCAACCATCGTGGACGCCCTCTCTTGGGACGGTGCTAATGCGCGCCGTTGACAGGGCGCTAGAAGGAGAGAACATGGACCCAGAAGTCCCTGCTCCTGAGTCGCCCGAAGCTGAGGGCGCAGAGGAGACGACCGAGGTGACCGAACCCGCTGCCGAGGCTGCTGCCGAGGAGACTGCGGAGGAGACTGCCGAGGAAGCCACCACCGAGGAAGCTGCTACCGACGAGGCCGAGGCCACGGAGGAAACTGCTCCCGAAGTTCACACCATTGAGGCGTCGGCACTTCAGCCGGTCGCTGATGCCGTTGCTGCTCTGGCTTCCGCCGTGAGCATGCTCATGGCGACTCCAGTTCCGGCCACCGCAGTCGCGCGGTCGGACACGAATGATGCTGCTCGGTCTGTCCCATCCGAGTCACCCGTTACAGGTAACGACGAGATCGCGGTGCTGCGCACCCAGTTCGAGTCGCTGCGAGCGGAACTCGCTACGGCGAATGACCGGATCAGGCAGCTCGAAGCCGAGCCCGCAGGCGATACGCCAGAGGTGATTCAGCGCAATCAGGAAGACGACCTTCGTGCCGAACTCCTGAAGCTTGACCCTCACGAGCGTCTACGCATCGGGCTTGAGGCCGCCAAGGCCGCAAACACCCAGTAAGGTAAAGGGGATTCGGAGACAGATGGAGCAGTATTCCATTCTTCGCGCCCTGAACATGACGACTGGTGCGTACCTCATTCCCGAGGTTATCGACCAGGCGATTCGTGACTACGTTGCGACAGAGCCGGTGCTCTACAACGCGGTTACTCGTGTTCCGTGGGCGACCCCGACGTACTTCATTCGCAAGCGGACTTCTGTTCCGACTGCGAGCTGGAGCACGGACGGGGCTGCTATCCCTGCCGTCAGCGATCAGGCTTTCGGTAAGGTTAGCAAGACGGTCAAGTACATCTACACCCATGGTGAGGTGACTGGACCGGAGATCGCAGCCGCTCGAACTGAGTTCGACGTGCTGGCGATGGACATCGAGATTCACGCTCGTGAGCTTGTTCGCAAGCTCTCGACGGACCTCGCCACCGCCACCGGTGACTCCAACGCGATCGAAGGCATTATCCATCAGATCGACACTGACGCGTCCATGAACGCGGGCGGTGGCGTGCTCGACAACTCGGCGGCGGCTCTGACCCTCGCCAAGATTGACGAGGCCATCGACCTCGCTCGGGGCGACGTGGACCTGATGGTCACTTCCCGCGCGGTGCGCCGGAAGATCAACTCTCTCCTCCAGGCCGTTCAGCGGTTCAACGACACCACCGAAGTGGCTGCGGGCTTCCGGGTCCTCACCTACGACGGGCTGCCGATTGTGACCGACCTCGGCTGGGAGACGACCAGCGACATCCTTCTGATTCGTCGGGCCGATGCTAAGCTTCTGGTTCACCAGGACCTTACCTTCGAGCAGATGGCGAAGACGAAGGACGCCAGCGAGTACTTCATCAAGGCTTACATGGGCTTTGCTCTGGAGGGTCGCCCGGTCCACCTCAAGAACTTCACCCTCTAATCCGGGTGACTGGGGCGGGGATGTAGATTCTTCTTCCCCGCCCCTCTTGAGACTCCTGAGAGGAGATTGACAATGGCCGATACTGTGTACATGAAGCACGTCCACTGGGACCACGATTGGATGGAGTACTTCTACGAGGGCGAGACTCCGGTTCGGGGTGGCGTCGTCGAGGTTCCCACCAACAGGTTCGAGTGGGTGATGCGCCTCTGGATGCTGGGCTTCAAGATCGGTCGGGATGGGAATATCATCACTGACCTAGAGACCTACTTCAACGAGGATAAGGCGCGAGACGCCAAGGAGATAGACGCCAGTGAAGGTGCTGATGCTGGGCGACAGCCCGACGCTCAAGACGGGGTTCGGGCGAGTGCAAAGGAAAGCCGCCGAGGCGTTCCTAAGCGCAGGAATGGAAGTCGCCGCAGTCACGGCGATGGTGCACGAGCCTAGCTGGGACCCAACCCTGCCGATCAATACCTTCTACCCGACCCCGAACGACATCATGGGGTTGAACAGTATCGGGGGTGCGATCGCAGACTTCAAGCCTGATCGCATCTATCTGACTGGTGATCCGGGGACGATCACGACATTCTCGACCCGCATCCCGGCGCGCGTCCCCATCTACGCCTACGTTCCGATCGAGGGGGAGCCGATCGTGAACCACTACTGGCGCGAGATACTGCGGGCTATCGACTTCATGACCTGCACTCGCTACGGCCAGGAGGTAGTAGCGCGCTCTCTCGACAAGAAGGTCGAGTTCGCCTACCACGGTGTTGACCCGTTGTTCCAGCCCCTCGATCCTGAGAAGCGTGACGCGATCCGGGAGCGACTGGGCTGGGCTGGCAAGTTTGTCCTGAACTGCACGGCCACCAACGTGCGCCGTAAGCAGTGGCCTCGCTTGTTCGAGGCGCTGTCCATCTTGAAGCACAAGTACAAGCAGCGTGACATCATCCTCTACGCGCACACTGTGCCGTTCGATGACCACTGGCTTGAGGGATGGAACCTAGCAGAGATGGCTGCCGCCTTCGGCGTGCACGAGGAGGTTGTCTTCAACCCGTCGATGCACCGCCACCTCGCGGCCATCCCGGAGGAGAGCGAGGACCTCGACCTCCCAAGCCTGCCGCAGCTTTACGCGGCGTCTGACCTGTTCGTTCTACCGTCACAGGTGGAAGGATTCGGTCTCCCCATCGCAGAGTCGATGGCGTGCGGCACGCCTCCTCTGGTCACCCGCTATGGCGGGGGCTGGGAAGTTGCTGCTGGTTGCGGGGCTGGCATCATGGTCAAGGACTGGGAGATTCACAAGAGCGGTACGAAGTACGCCAATGTGGACCCCGAATCCATCGTGAAGGAAGTCCTACGACTAAAGCGCAATCCTCGGCAACTGGCCGCCCTCTCCCGTGCAGGACTGGAGCGGGTCAAGGACTTTGACTGGTCCGACTTCCAGCGGAAGGTGGTAGATGGCGTCAATCAGAGTTCGCCGATCTCGCATGACGGCATCAGTCCAGAGCAAGAAGCGAAGGATTCGATCCCTCCGAACGACGGCAAAGAAGCGCCCCAGGCTGGTTCGCCAGAGCACAGCGGCGCGCAGGTCTAGGCTGAGCCGGGCGCTACGGCGCCGTCAGTTCACCCTAAAGGCCAAGACTCGAATCATCTTCGGCGCACTGCGGTCCAACAGGCTCAGGCGTCTCAGAAGGCGTAACACGTCCGGTGACGGGCGAAGAACGGTGGACCGCTAATGGCGTTGATCGACGTTGAATACTTCAAGCGTCTGCCGCTCGGGGTGAACGAGAAGGCGATGCCTCCCCTCGAAGCCCTAGAGGAGTTCATCGAGACCGCCAGCGAGCAGGTCGAGAAGTTCTGCGACCGCAAGTTCCTGTCCTCTACGAGGATCGAGAAGGTCTGGGGAAGCGGTCGTAACGAACTGATCCTAGACGAGTACCCGGTCACCGCCCTGACTTCGGTGGCATGGGTGGACACTAGCGGTGTCACCGGGACTACCGATACGTCCACGATTCGCTTCAACAGCAGCGGCATCCTTGAGTTCATCAACTACGTCAACGGACCCTGGTTCCAGAATCGGCTGTACACCGTCACTTACGTGGCGGGGTACGCGCTGGAGGATGTGCCTAGGCCGGTCAAGCACGCCGTTGCGCTCTGGGCCTCAGACCTGATGCGCCCAGCCTTCGGTGGTCCGAGTCGAGAGCGACCACCGGAGCTGGTGCCGCTCACCACGGAGCAGATCACGGAACTGCTGGAGAACTATCGCCGCCGCAGGATCGGCTAATGGTCAAGATCAAGGTCACCTTCAACAACGCGGCAGCCGCAACGCTCTACCTGAACAAGGTCATCACCAAGATTCAGTCACCCAACCTGAACAAGGCAGTGAATCGAGCAGGCAAGTACTGGCAGGCCAACTTCCTCTCAGAAGGCGGACAGGTCGGCGGGTGGGCGGGTCTATCGCAGGCGACCATTCAGAATCGAGAGCAGCAGGGTTACGCGGCAGGTCCGATCCTGTTCAGGTACGGATCACTGTATCGCATGTCTTCCGCCTACTTCGCTAACCAGCAGGGTAGCGGCAGCCGCTCTCAATCGACCCCCTACGACAAGAGATCAGGACACACGACTAAGGCCACCCTGAAGCTTGGCAAGGGTATGGCTACGCTGAGCGTCGCTGGCCCGAAGGTTTACAACCAGTGGCCCTCGTACAACGGTCGTCCGGCCCGTGAGTTCTGGCCCTTCACCCCCGGCCTTCGCAAGGAGGTCCGACAGGGCGTTGTCGATTGGCTGGTGGAGGACGTGATCCTTGGAAGAAACGATTGACGCTCTGGTCGAGGTGGTCACTGCCTGGACACAGGCGACAGCAGAGAACGGGGGAATCCTAGACGTTCTCACTGTGAACAGCGTGTACTGGGGAGACCCAGGCCAACTGCCACAGTACAACTACCCCTCTGTGTACGTTCAGCCCACGCGGGACGAACCTGACATCGAGACTACCGGCTACGAGGTTGTGAATCTCTCGATCCTAGTCGGGATCATGATAGATGCCCGCGAGTTCTTTGACGCTTCCGTTGAGGAAGCAACTGGAGACCGCGACCTAACTAGGGCAGCCGCTTCGTTGCGGCGGTGGCTGCGCCGGGAAACCAACCGAACTCTCGCTGGTAGCGTCCGCGAGATCAAGGTCATCACTACGGACTACATGCCCGAAGTGAGAGGCGAGGTCATCGTCAAGTCCGCTCAACTTTCGCTGGTGGTCAACAAGCAGTACCAGCGCCAACAGTAACGGAGATACGACACCCATGAGTCTTGGCGCTCTTGGTTACGTCGGGTATGGTGTCGAGTCCACTGAGGGCACGTTCGTCGCTCCGACGAAGTTCCTGCCGGTTAGCTCGTTCTCGTTCGAGGACACGAACGACTACATCGTGCCGGACCAGATTCGGAACACACGCGATCGCTCGGTGGCGATGGCAGCTCCCTACATGACCTCCGGGTCCATGGAGATGGAGCTGATTCCATACGACATCTCGACGCTGCTCAAGTCGGCGTTTGCCGCTTCGGTTTCCACCTCTGCCTATGGCGGTGGTGGCTACCAGCACGCACTGACGCCGGGAGACACCAGCCCGACTCTCACCTTCGAGAGTAACGCCGCTGACATCCTCGTGATGCGCTACGGCGGAATCCGTGTCAACACCCTAGAGATCAAGGCGGCGTTCGGCGAGATCGTCACTTCTTCTTGGGGGTTGGAAGGCACGACCCGGCAGTCTATGGGATCGTCCCAGACTAGCCAAACCTATACCGACGTTCTGCCGCTGCACTTCACCGGAGCCGATGTCTTCGTGGCCGGTAGCCAGAACGTCATGGTCAAGGACTTCAGCTTCACGGTTGGCAACAACCTTGAGAGAATCGGCACCCTTCGTAAGACTCGATCGTGGCGGCGCACCGCTCTCGGTATGCGAGACACGGGTCTGGCGATGACTCTCGACTTCACAGACGCGGCTGAGTACGACCGATTCCTTGCGGAATCCGAGTTCGTGGTCAAGCTTCACATGGAGTCGGGCACGTCTGGTCTACCCCTTATGGGCACCAACAAGCCGATGCTGGAGATTGTTCTGAACCGAGTTCGGTGGAATAAGGTGGGCATCGCGCTCTCGGCGGGTGACTA